TAATAAAGGAGCTATAACATGGCTATTTCACGTTCACAGCTCTTAAAAGAGTTACTCCCAGGACTAAACGCGTTGTTCGGTTTAGAGTACAAACGCTATGGCGAAGAGCATAAAGAGATTTATGAGACCGAAGCCTCTGAGCGTTCATTCGAAGAAGAAACCAAACTGTCTGGCTTCTCGGCTGCTCCAGTCAAGAACGAAGGCGGCGCAATTTCTTATGACAATGCGCAAGAAGCTTTCACAGCTCGCTACTCACACGAAACCATCGCTTTGGGTTTCTCAATCACTGAAGAAGCGATTGAAGATAACTTGTATGACAGTTTGTCTGCTCGTTACACCAAAGCATTGGCTCGTGCTATGTCTTATACCAAGCAAGTTAAAGCAGCATCTGTATTGAACAACGGTTTTAGCTCAAGCTACCTCGGTGGCGACGGCGTTGCCCTGTTCTCTACAGCACACCCATTGGTTTCTGGTGGCACAAACAGCAATACTGCTGCTACCCCTGTAGACTTGAATGAAACTTCTTTGGAAGCCGCTACCATTCAAATCGCTGCATGGACCGATGAGCGTGGTCTGTTGATCGCTGCTAAACCACGTAAACTGGTAATCCCACCATCATTAATGTTCGTTGCAACTCGTTTGCTTGAGACTAACCTCCGTGTTGGTACCAACAACAACGATATCAACGCATTGAAGAACAATGGCACGATTCCAGAAGGTTACACAGTTAACCACTTCTTGACCGATGTAAACGCATGGTTCTTGTTAACCGACGTTCCAAACGGCTTGAAGCACTTCGAGCGTACACCTCTCCAGAATTCTATGGACGGTGACTTCGATACTGGTAACGTACGTTACAAATCCCGCGAGCGCTACTCGTTCGGTTGGTCCGATCCACTCGGAGCATGGGGATCAAGCGGTTCATTCTAATCTGAATGTACCCTAGTAAAAAACCCAGCTCACAAGGCTGGGTTTTTTCTTTCTTCATAATGGTGTATTCGGTGGCAGTTAGAGCACAGCACCACACATTTTTCTATCTCTTCCATAGCCCGTTTGTACTGGCCGTCTTTGCTAAATTTGCTTACTATGGCATCTTTTTTAGTGGGGTCGGTATGATGAAAGTCTAATGCTGCTGGGTGCGAAAACCCACATTTTGCACATTTAAGTGTACGTTTAAATGTATCCCAATCTATGCGCTGTTGTTTCTTTTTTTCTGCGGTGCGTTTTTTTACTTCTTCTTGGTTTTTTAAATAGTGCTCACGGCTGTACTCCTTGTGCTTTTGCTTTTTTACGCTCTTGTCTTTGTATGGCATCTGCGTTTACCTTATATTTCCAGTAGATTGCATTGCGAAAAGACCAGGGCTGACCGGGCCGGTAGATTTTGAAACCCGCATTGATTAGCGAGTTGGCTGATGCTGGATTGTTTGTTGTATCGGTAATTAGCCAATTCCATCCTAGCTTTCGAGCTTGTTTAATTCGCGCCAGTATAAGACGTTTTTGTAGTCCGTGTCCAGTATATTCGTAAAGCACACCAGCTCTACATAAGTAACCTGTATCTGTCCATTTCTGTGAACGCGCAAGACCCGCAAAAGCAACTGGCTTGCCATCTTCTGTATAAGCAATCCACCAATGACCCCGATCCGGTTTGTATGGGCTGTCCGACGGCAAAATCTTTTTCTGCAGAAATAGCAACAGGGATTGAATCGCTTGATCTCTTGTGTCCACTTTTTTTATTATGAATTTCATTACCCATTCTCCGCCCAATTATTTGCCTATTTCAGCCCATTTTACCCAAAAAATATGTTGCAAAAATTAAAAAAGATGTATACTTACGCTAACTGGGTGATTGCTTATACCGGACTGCCCCAGCAGACGATGCAACGATTGGTATGAGCTTACTTTGCATAGGACAATTTATTATGGCACGTTCCACATTTGAAGGCCCAATTCTATCGGGCGACAACCGTTTTGGCGCTTTGCGTGACGTTGGTTACGCTCGTTTAACCCAATTTGCTGGTTTAGACTTTTCTAATACTACATCTGGTACTGCTAACTATAGCGGCGCTTCAGGTCAGTTTGTTGTTTCTAACAGCATTCCTAACCTAAATGGAAACGTTTACACCCCATCATCTACTGTATACCCACCAGTAGTTGCAACCCCAACAGCTGACTCCGCTACTGCTATCTATCGTGGCGTAGTATTTTACATGCCTATTAATAGCCGTATTACTGCTATTGATTTTGATATTGGTGTTTTCCCTACCATTTCTTCTGGCACATTGACTTCTGTTCAGTTGTTAGTTGGTAATCAGTTTAACGGCGCACAATACGCTCAAACAGCAGCTTTGACTTCTGGTACTGGCCGTCAAACTATTTCATACAGCGGTACCCAGTTAGCAAACTGCCAAGCAACTTCTTCTGATATTACAAACAACCAGCAGCCGGCTTTGTTATCACAAGTTGTTTGCACTTTGGCTGTTGTAGGTACCACAATGACAACTTTGGCAACCGGTAAGTTTTACATCACTGTAAGCTACACACAAGCTGATGGTCAGATTGGTTCTACAACTGCTTACCCATACGGTAACTTTGACTAATTAATCCCGGGGGGACTTTGGTCCCCTTTTTAAAATTTAAGGAGATTAATTATGACAATGCAAACCGATGTATTATCGGCACACGTAAACGTAAGCAGTTTTGCCACAAACCCACAACGTACAAGACTTAGAGGGTTTTTTTGTGTACCTACAGGTACTGCTGGTACAGTTAATTTATGGGACAGCACAACAGCACCGGTAACAACCGGAACCTATACTCGTTCAGGTAATACTGTAACTGTTTCTTTGACTGCTCACGGACTTGTAACTGGGCAATATATAGGCATTGCTTATGGCGCAGGTACAGGCGGAACAGCCACCAACGGTAATTATGTAGTTACGGTAGTTAACGCAAATAGCTTTACAGTTCAAGATGTTAATTCTGGAACTATTACCGGTACAGGTTCTGCTGCTATTGCAACTAGATGGATTACTTCTTTTGATACAAGTGCTAGCACAGCAGCTATAATATCCGTGCTGTTGCCGGGTGAAGGCGCATTGGTATATAACCAAATTTATGCGCAACTATCTAACGTAACTGGTATTACAATTTTTTATGGCTAAGAAAAAAGGCGTTTCGCTTGCGGTTGGTCGTGGTGAAAAGCTGCCTGCATCTAAGGGCGCTGGGCTTACCGCCAAAGGTCGTGCTAAATATAATGCGGCTACTGGCTCGCATTTAAAAGCTCCACAACCTGAAGGTGGTCCTAGAAAGAAATCTTTTTGCGCTAGAATGTCTGGTATGCCTGGACCAATGAAAGATGAGAACGGCAAACCAACTCGTAAAGCAGCTAGTTTAAGACGGTGGAAGTGCGGAACAAAATGAGTAACATAGACCCAATTTCAACGGCTAGGGAACTAGCTACTCACGCTAACGATATTGAGCACTTGCAGGCTGACATGGATAAGATGGTTAAAGAAATGCAAGAAATTAAAACTGCCGTACAAGCCATTCAAAAAACTTTGGCTGAAGCTCATGGTGGGTGGAGACTGTTGTTAGGTGTTGGCGGTGCTGCAGCTTTAATCGGCGCTATTATGGCTAATTTGTTTCAAGGGTTTTGGAGTAAATAATGCCTAGTGTGTCTAAAAAACAACACAACTTCATGGCGGCAATTGCTAAAAATCCTGCTTTTGCTAAGAAAGTAGGTATTAAGGCCTCCGTTGGTGAGGATTTTTTAAAGGCTGATAAAGGCCGTAAATTTAGGAGTGGTGGTATGGCAAAAAGCGACATGAAAGAAGATATGAAAGCCGATATCAAGCAAGATAAGGCAATCGTTAAAAAAGCGTTTCGTATGCACGATGCGCAAGAACACAAGGGCGGCAAAGGTACAAACCTAGCCAAACTTAAAAAAGGCGGAAAAGCTAAGCGTTTTGCTGAAGGAGGAGAAGTTGAGACAGAAACCAAACAAGGTAAAAACTCAATGATTGACGATGAAACTCGCCGTAAAGCTATGGAAATGGTTAATTTAGATGTTGATGCTGAACCACGTTTAGATGATGTGCCAATGCCAAAATCTAAGCCGAAAGCTAAAGCTAAGCCAAAAGCTAAATCAAACGCAATGACAAGCGCTATGTCAAAAATGAATCCCGCTGGAGACACCTACAAAAAAGGTGGTTCAGTTCGTGGTTGTGGTATTGCAACTAAAGGTTTAACAAAAGGAAAGGTAGTTTAATATGAAAATGGATCACGCACCCCTAGAAGCTGGTGTAGAAAACATCAAACACGAAACACTAGCTAAATCAATGAAGATGCACGCTTCTGGCCACAAG